AGTACATTGAGCGGGAAGCGGCTGTGGTTATGGCAGACTATGCGGAGGATGAACATCCCTATGATAAAGACCCCAAAAGGCCAGAGACCTTTTCTGCTTACCATGAGGGATGGAGTGATGCCTGTGATTATATCAGGAGCAGATTAGAAAGCTTACCCGCCGCCGACGTTGCCTTGGTGAGGCATGGGAGGTGGGAAAAGGCTGTAGAAAGCCAGCTCGACACTCACACAGGGGAGTATTGGGAAGAATACTACTACAACTGCCTTGAATGCGATTACGCAAGCGAATGGAAGTCACCATACTGCCCCAACTGTGGGTGCCGTATGGATTTGGAGGGGTAAATAGTGAAAATTGAAGATTCAAAATTACCGGATAGATTGAAAAATGCATTAAGAAGAAATGGGTATTTTGAATATGAAGAAATTAAAGAATTGGATTTTGAAAAGTTAATGAGTTTACGAGGAATTGGAAAAAGAATGGCGGAAGATATTTTAACAATTACAAAATCAAAAGAGATGGAGAGATAAAAGAATTGGGAAGAAAAAAGAAGGAAGAAGGAAGCCATTTAGCTTTGGCAAAACAAAAATTTGATATTAAGGAAGCAAAAAAGAAACTAGAAGAATATGATCAAAAACGGACATCCAGCAAAGCGAAAAGTGAGAGTTTTAATATAACGGCAGAAAAATATCGAATTTTTACTCAAAAAGCAATCGAGCAGAAAGGGAAATATTGTACTAAAGCGTGGGATGATCCGAAGCAACTAGAGAATGCCTTAATGGAGTATCAGCTTTTTATTCTGGATGAAAAAATGTACCCTACAGTAGAAAATGTTTGTATATGGTTGGGAATTTCAAAAGAGACCTATTATAGCATTTTAAACGTAGGAGACGAAAGAACACCAGTTTTGAAACAATTTAGGTTGTGGTTAGAAGATTTCTCCGCACAAATGATTGCGGGAACAGAGGGAAATCCTGGTGGGAATATATATTTGGACAAAAGCCGTATGGGATTTACGGATCAACCTTTGGAAAAAACCCTTAATGTTAATATTGGAGGAGGCGGAATGCTGCCGATTTCAATCACAGATGATTTTGCGGGAGGATTCCCAATTGATGCAGAATTTGAAGAAATAGACGAAACGGGGGAAGAAGATGAAAATCTCTGAATTGGTAACAACTGCCCACCAGAACGCTTTAGAGCATGGTTTTTGGGATAATCCTCATGAATTTGGTACATATATTGCGCTAATTATAAGTGAACTATCAGAAGCTTTAGAAGAGGAAAGAGAAGGAAAACCGACTGTGTATTATAGCGGAAGGATTGCTAATAGAACTGTAGAATCTTTAACTATCACCGATGTTTGTAAAAAGCCGGAAGGTATAGCAGTGGAATTAGTGGATGCCATTCTTAGAATTTGTGATTTATTAGGGTTTCTGCAAGTAGATGTTGAGGATGTATTGAAAACAAAAATGGAATATAACAAAACTAGAGAATATAAACATGGGAAATATTTTTAATATAGATACATCTTGCTTTTCTACTATTATGAATTTTTTTCATGATTTTTATAGAGCAAGAAAATTAAAAATTTGAGGTTGTAAAGATGAAAGAAGTGTATGAAATGAAGAAAATACCAGAGAACTGTTCTACTTGCCTCTATGGAAATAGATTATCATGTGGCCATGCAGATCGACAAAAAGATTGGATGCTTTATGCCATTTTTGGGGGGAAGTGCCCATCATATTGGCTTGACCAGCATAGATTTTCACCTATAGATGGGAGGTATTGGTAATAATGAGGTTGATTGATACGGATGAGCTATTGAAAAGAAAATGCCAAGAACCAAGCAAAGGAGATTGTAAGAATTGTGAATGGGAAGGGGATTCTTGGTGCAGGTGTAAAGTTTTTGGGGTAGAAATAGCCGCTGTCCCGACCATTGACCCGGTTCACGCGGCGGGTGGGTGCTACTGCTGGGAGTGTGGATATTGGAGACCAACACACGATGATGAAGGGAAATGTTATCAAACCGGTTGTATGACACTTGGTAATGGTTTTTGTAGCTATGGAGAAGCAGTATACAATGGTGATCTTTTCATTTGCCCTTCATGTAATCACCAATATATTGAAAGTGTAGACACACGTGAAATAACAACTTTTTTAGGTGATAACTTATCTATTTCTGTTTGTCCAAAATGTGGAAAAAGAACTCCGGTTTTCCGTTTTTATGATGAACCAACAGACGATGAAAAAGAAGAAATGACCCAGGAAGCGTTGGATATAGCCGGAGAAATGTTTGGGGAGGCTGACAATGGCTAAGGAGTACATTGAGCGGGAAGAAGCAATTGAAGCAATCCGGGCATACAAGGGATATTTTCAAGATCAAATATCTACCGAAAACATGATGCTCAAACTGGAAGCCGAGAATGTTATCAACGATCTTGAAACCGCCGACGTTGCCCCGGTGAGGCATGGGAGGTTGGTAAGTACTGGGTATGATGAGTTATATTGCGAGTTTGGCGATTGTACGATTTGTGGTGCTGACAACCCAATAAGCAGTAGATATTGTAGACAGTGTGGTGCGAAAATGGATTTGGAAGGTTAAACATGAAGCTTGAAGAAGTAAAGAAAAACCTGGACTATTGGCTGATGATAATTACAATATAGTCCAATCAATGGACGGTAGCCGGGTTTTGTATTGCAAGGAACATCCAAGAACAGAAGTGGTTATAACACCAGTGGGAGGAAAAGACAATGATTAAAGATTCGGGCGAAAGGTCAACATTTGAAACCGGCGCAGTACGAGATATGCACAGCGGAAAGGGCCGCATGGATTTGTTACCCTGGGAAGCCTTAATTGAGGTTTCCAAACACTGTGAAGAAGGGGCGTTGAAGTATGGGGAGCGCAACTGTGAAAAAGGTATTCCCATTCACAGCTTGATTGATTCGGCTTTTCGACACCTTGCAAAATACACAATGGGAATGGATGATGAAAGCCATCTTAGAGCGGCTTGTTGGAACTGCCTATTTGCCCTGTATATGGAGATTAAGCACCCGGAAATGCAGGATATTCCCGCCAGAATTGAAAAAAAGGATTCCAATAGCAAACAAGCCCGGAAATGTGATGGTTGCAAGCATCGTTTCTTATTTGGGGATGAATTTCCATGTGACGAATGCGTTCATAGGGGAAACGGGGTGGAAGATATGTTTGTACCATATGACCGTGCGGAGGAAAAAGAATAATGAAAATTATCAATGCGGATGTGGAACTCATTACCCCAATTAACGGGGAAGTTGTTTTAAAGCGTTTAGAGGAATGCGGACGGGTATGTTATAAATCGGAGAATAAAACCACAGAGGATAGCGCAAGAAAATTTATGGCTAATATCATTAGAAAAGGCCATGAGGCGGTTTTAGAACACTATTCCTTCACGGTGAAGTTCATTTGTGATCGTGGGGTTTCGCATGAAATAGTGCGCCATAGGATGGCTTCTTACTGCCAGGAGAGCAGCCGCTACTGCAATTACAGCAAGGGTGGGTTTGGGAATGAAATCACGGTGATTAAACCGTTGTTCCTGGAAGTAGGGACAGATAAATGGGAAATGTGGCGTGATGCTTGTAATATGGCCGAACGATTTTATTTTGAATTGCTGGACTGTGGATGTTCCCCGCAGGAAGCTCGGTCTGTTCTTCCAAACAGCCTGAAAACAGAAGTGGTCATGACTGCAAACATTAGAGAGTGGCGGCATTTTTTGAAATTGCGTTGTTCCCCAGCCGCACACCCCCAGATGCGGGAGGTTGCGTTGATCTTGTTAGACAAGGTTCACGACTTAATCCCCGTTTGTTTTGACGATATTTGGACAGAATACCGTGAAGGAAATTACTAAAAACTAAGTGGCTTTTCGAAAATATATGGCTATTTGTTCACAAGTATTTCGCTATATACATGTTAACAGCTCTGAGAAATGAAAAGGATATGGTAAATTTGTATGTAAATCCATTTTGGTTTGGTGTATTTTGCACAATTTTGGCGGAAGTAGTAGCGGTAATTTTGCTGTGTATTCGCATAAGCATGAAAAATTAGAGGTATAGGGTTCGACTTTGAATTAAAAAGAATATAAGAATGTCCGAATTGAAGCAGAAAAGGCCCTCGATTTAGCTCGAAGGGCCTTGTTTTTTGTATATATTGTATAGTGATGTGTTTTAAAACTCGGGGAAACATTTAGGCGAATTGTGCAAATTCAACAAATAAAATAATGATAAACGACTTTTCAAATAAAAACCTCTCGACTTTGAAAAACAGAATCGACTACAAAATCGACTTTGTTAAGTAGGAATAGCAACCGACTTTCCTGCTATATCGGTTAATTATCGCGGCAGAGCAGCGCCCAGGCAAAAGGAAAAGAATTGAGCGCACAGGGAGAGGGCGGGACAATAGTTGCCTTCCTAGAGAGAATAACAGCAAGGGCTTTATAATTGATTGACACAGAGCCAATACAAGGGCGTTTAAATGGTGTTGTCATTATAATATGTAGGGTCATACGGGGAATAAAAGAGAGTTATATACGCGCTGTAGCGGGTTGTAGGCGCAAGTGAAGAAAGGGAAAAAGAAAGCCCCCGGAGGATTTCCGGGGGAGTATTAACTTACTGGAAAAATATGCTCTGTGCTTATCCTATGAGAGATTCAAAATAACTGGATAGAGTTTTTTCTTGTTCGGCGGCTTCGCGTTTTGCTTTTTCCATTTTTTCTTTGGCGATTGAAATTGTGGTTATTACCTTGGTTTCATCTTCTTCGATCGCTCCGAAGATGCCCTCATATTCATTCGCGGACAGTTTGGCTTTTGCCCATTTTTCTGCTTGGGAATAGGTGAGGGGGATAATTCTTGCCCCACCTTTTGAGCCGTTTTCTGTGGGGGTCGAATAAATGGTTCTCGCTCCGCCTTCGCCAGCCAGGAAAAATTCTCCTGTTCTTTTTTGGTATAAGGTTTCTTCGATGGAATCGAAGCTACCATAGATTTCATTGTCCCAGTTAGCCAGTTTTTTTGCGGTTTCGGTGTTGTAGGTTTTCCCATTGATGATCTTTTTCATATATTTCTCCCTTTCTAGCCTTTGTGGTTTCCCTTTTCTTTGTCTTTATTATACCATAGAGTTTATATAAAGTCAAGAGTTTTTATAGTTTATTTAAATTATTTTTTAGGATAGTGGAGTTGGAGTAAAATAAAAGCCAAGCATTTTACAGCCTGGCTTTTATTTGCCAGCAGGAAAGAGCGTGCCAGCAATTATTTTTTTTTCACAAGTTCTGCCAAAACCATGATGGGAAAAAGAAGAATAGAAAGGATAAATTTCATATTATGCCCCCCCTAAGCGATCATGAAGCGCCGAAATTCGGCTTGTTTGGTATATTGTTGGGCAAGGTCGGCGTGATCGGCCCGAAACGCTTTTGAATCAAATCGGGATTGTAAAATGGGCTTATAGGTTGCCCGGAATGCACCGGCGGATAATGTGTCGATGTGCTGGTCATCCATCAAAGCTTTGATTTGGTGCTCTAGCTCTGCTCTTGCCTCTGCTGCCTCTTCTTCCAGTCGTTTTAACTCTTGGATTTCCTTTAAAGTTTTCTCAATCTCTTTAAAATCCATTATAAGACCTCCTTACTAATTTGTAAACCCACATAACTGGCTAAAGTTTGGGCGTCTTCTGCTGATATATGGTATTTTTCAATAATTTTTCTCAATGTATTTGCGTTTTTATTGGTTAAATTTTCCAAAAACGAATAAGGGGGAGAAAGGGAATCGGAAACATAACTTGCAGCAGCGCGGAGGGTGTCGGATAATTGCTCGCTGGTCACCGTTTCCCCATGCCAACAAGCAAAAGGAATTTTATCCTTGTTTAAATAGGTACTGACGAATTCACCATCACTGTTGATGCGTAAAGCAAAAAGATTTTTTTTCATGGCTATACTCCTATCTTAAAATATTATGAATCCATGTAGAGCAGTCAGAAGCGTCTACCATTTTCACATAAAATTTCCCTGTGGCCTTATCGTGTGCATATTGATCTGTATAAGTGCCGGTAAACATTTCGCACATACAAAACATTTCAACACCCTCATATGTTACCCAATTAAGAGGGGGGAGAACGTTTAACATCTCCTGAAACCGATCCTTTGTTATCTCTGTCAGTGGCCCGGAAAGAAGTTTGTCCCTTTCTAGGGATAGGAAATCTCCATAGGTCATAACGTCAAAGGATCTTTCTTTCTCCTGCTTTAGATAGGCTACAAAATCCGTCCGATCTGGATAGTTAGCAATATGCTGGGCCCATGTTTTAATGGATTTATCACGGCTTTGATTAGCAGCAGTCAATTTTTCTTGGGGGTTTTCCCATTCTTCAATAAAATCATAAATGCTGGGCTGGCTAATGTCTACGACGCATAAAGTGCTGTTGGTGATCTCCATTTTAAAATCCCTCTTTCTTTTTTAGCGGGGCTGTGCTATACTGAAATAGCCCCTCTTTCATAATTGTTTTTACTTGGGGTTGCCCTGGCGGGATCGTTTGCAGCGTTCGCCGGGGCTTTTATTTTGTGTTGGGGCCGGGAGGCTTTGCGGTGTCTGCGCTCTGCGCTGCAACTTCCGCATCCTGTCCCGGTCTTACGTAGCGTTCTTGGTTCCCTTTCGGTACTTCGTCCGCTTTCCCTCAATCACTGTCTATATTATAATATATATAGGACATATATTCAATTGTCAAACTTGCCAAATATATAGCGGACATATTAGGAGATATGTATATAGAGTACATATAGCAAATGTGGTATCATTATAGATAACCAGCTCAATGGAGGTGAAGAAATGGGAAGTCGATACACTGAAGCTCAGAAAGCGGCCTCTCTCAAATATTTGAAGGAGAAAACAGACGATATAAGAATTAGAACCCCCAAAGGGAAAAAAGATAAAATTGCGGCCTATGCGAAAGAGCACGGGGAATCTTTAAACGCTTTTATCAATCGGGCTATAGATGAAGCGATGGAACGGCAAGTATAGTTTGTGGGCTGGTGCCGTCGCTTTGTGCCGGTACGGCGGCTCCAAGGTGTCCGGGTATCATTTTCGTGGGATCAAGAAAATGGTTGTCAATCAAGGCCCAAGGCGCGGCGGGCGGCTTGATATTCCGGCGTTGCCTTGTTTCGCTCCACGGCAGCGGAAAGATGAGAGATAAGGCCGGGATCATCAGTAACGAGCCGGAAGGCGTGGGAGTGGGAGAGAAAGTTCCCAAAGATGCTTGTACATCCGGCGTATTTTTCGGATACTTCCGCAGACTGCCATTCTGGGGCGGGGTTGATGAAGTTCCCGTAAAGTTCAAAGATGGGATCAAGGGTGTATTGTTCCAGGTCGTGAAGTATATTTTCTTCGGTGTCGGCCATGAAAGACCAAGGCGCATCGGGGTTGGTGACTTTGTTTTGGTATTCGGTCATGGTGAAAGCCTCCTATATCAGCTCTATGATGGTTTCTAGACAGTCTTCCATAGCAGCCATAATAAATATTTTGTCAGGTTTACTACTTGCCCAGCCTCCAATAATAGGGCCATATGAATTCTGGGGTTTTAATTCAATGCTATCCCCATATGTGATAAGTCTAAGGCCATTACAATAGACAGTGGCCTCTCCCTGGGTTACACTCCCCCGCTCTCTCTTTACTTCAAAGCTAAAATTGGTCATGGTGTTGTTCTCCCTTCCTTCCTTTCTCCCCGCCACCTGCCCGGCGGGGTGGGCTGTTTGGTTTATGCTATGCCGTAAAGTTTGGAACTCTTGCGGAAGGTTTTAAGCACTCCACCTGGGGCTCCGTCCGGCTTTACCGTCCAATGAGCCTTGATGCTCGAATAGTCAGAGCATAGCCGGACTGTAATTGTTTTAGGAGTTTCCTTGACGATCTCGGCCACCTCAAACAAAAAGCCGTCGGCCTCTACCAGCTGGGTGCCTACCTTAATTTCAGACGCTGTAATAATCATAGTGATTACCTCCAAATTATGTAAAAGTGTTTGTGTCCTTTCGTGCTGCCGTGTGGGCTTCCCCTTTTCGTGTCGGCCCGTAAGGTTGGCCGCTGGGAAACTCTAGGCCCTTCCAGCTGGGCCGCTTCTGCCGGGGTTGTGACCGGCTTCCCGCATTACCGGGGCTGTTGCCCCGTCACTCTGCTAGTATTTTTTTCTTTCTTTGTTGTAGAGACCGGCGTAACCGTCCATTAAGTCCGCGATTGTCACAAACGTTACTGATTTTATGTTATACATTTTTATTCTCCTTTCACTTGCCGCCCGGCTCTCGTCAGGTGGGTATTTATTTTACAGTCAGGACGTCGAGGCCCAGTGTGCCGGTGTAATGAAAGTTGTCCGGGAAATTGACGCTCAATCCGTAGAACCACCCTTGAATTTTGTTCCAGTTGACCTCTGTCAAGATGTCCGCCCACTCGGAATCGCTTTCAGCAAACCACGCTTTTACTATCTCGTAGCCTCTGTACTGGCCCTTGCGGATCGTGGCCGCCTTTGCCAGGAAGCACTCACTGTCTCTCATCCATTCGCCCATCTTGTAGCCGTGCTGATATCCGTACTCAGTAACTCCAAGTTTCTTCTGTCGGTTGGTCATTTTCTTGTCCTCCGTGTCTTTGTTTTCCCTTACCTTGTGTCTTTATTATACACTATTTTTTATATATTGTCAACTCTTTTTTATAAATAAGTTTATATTTTTTCCACTTTAAAATTGACATTATATAAAATATCATGTATTATATAGAAAAAGGAGGTCATAAAATGGATGTTAGAGAGTATATAAACCTCTGCCGTGTGAAGCGTGGGAATATCAGCGAAGCCGAGTTAGCCCGCCGCACCGGCCAAACGCCGCAGAACATGAACAACAAATATAAGAGAAACACATTTAAAGTATCTGAGTTGGAGAAAGTCGCCGATGCCCTTGACGCTGATCTAAAGATCGTATTCATCGATCGACAAACTGGGGAGCCTATCATATGACTTGCATTTCGTTTTGATTTCTGCTAAAATATGGTGTAGCAAGGGGACTAATAAATCTAGTTGTTTGTGGTTCTTGCTTTAACGGTTAAGCGGTCGGACGCTTGGCCGTTTCTTTTTGCAATTTTTCCAGGAATTTTGATCTTGCCTGTTCCCAGTAGATTTCTTGCTGTTCTTTGGACAGCTTCACAAAATCCTTATGCTTCATCGGGGCTTCTCCTTTCTGCCCCCTTGCTACAATCTTATTATAACACGTTAACGTGTATATATCTATTGACAAACTGCACAATGTTAACGTGTACAATGTATGCATTTTTTACACGTTGACGTGTAGATGAACTTATGGTATGGTATAGATAATGAAAGGAGTGGGCAAAATGCCAATAAGCGAGGCGAGAAAAAGAGCCAATATTGAATACAATAAAAGACAAGATAATATTATGATCCGGCCTAGCAAGGAAAAAGGGGCGGAAATCCGGGCTGCTGCTGCTGTGGCTGGTCAAAGTCTACAGGCTTACATATTACAAGCGGTAGCGGAAAGGATGGAACGAGAAGCGAGAAACCCTTGCACCAATGACCAATAGCGGGTATAATATGGGTAGGAATTGAAAGGGGATGGAAATATGAACAATGAAGAAAAGATTTTAGAAATGCTGTCGGCTATGCAATCCAGTATTACAACCATGCAAGCTAATATCTCAACCATGCAGGCTGACATTACAACCATTAAACAGGACATTAAAGCCTTAGATCACAAGTTAGAGGAAGGGTTCAGGAATACCAGATCGGAATTGGTGGACGCTATAGAGGCAGTGGGGCAGAAAGTGGAACGTTTGGAAAGCACTGTCAAGGATGTGGAGACAGTAACGGCCCGGAATACATTTGAATTGCAGCTGATCAGGGGAAGAGCGCAATAAAAGCCAAATCATAATATGGCGGGATTAGAGGTACTCTCTGCATTGTCTCGCGCTTGATTGAGGGCACCCGGCCCCACTATACAAAATCGCCCCCCGAGGGTGTAGGTCAACCCCTCACGGAACCAAAAAAATAAAAAAGCAAATTTAAAAAAAGGAGTAGGAAGAGATGGAAGGAAGAAAACCACGCACAACAAGAACTAAAGAGGAGCGGGCCGCAGCAATTGATGAAAAAATTGCCTACCACACAAAATGCATTACAAAATTGAAAAAGCAGAAAGAAGATATTTTGAAGCCCAAGGACAAAGACACCTATAAAGAACTTATCAAAGCAATTAAAGCATCCGGGAAAAAGCCAGAAGAGATTATTTTGCTACTAAATGGAGCCAATAAGGAGTAGAACAGTGAAAAGCTTTACAGAATTGACCTGGGAAGAAAAAGACGGAGGGTTTTTTACTGAATCGGAAAATGTTATAGCAAAAGAAATTGAAGGTCGTATAGTGTATACAGGCCCAGCAATTGAAGCACTAGCTAATTATGAAGCTTATAGTAAAAAGGTAGAGGAAGTTTTAGAAATTTTAGATTCATGTTGTGAAAGCCAGGAAGGAAGTGAAACATGGATTGGTGCATTCCAAGTGAAGGATGCAGAAAAACTAATAATTGAAATTGCAAAAATTTTTGGTTATGAAATATAGATCATTGGCTGGGGAAACCCAGCCTTTTTTATAGAAATAAAAAGGAAAATATTGACTATTATATTTAACAGTGTTATACTATATATTGTGGAATTACATTTTAATATACAATATTTAGTGATTCCGCATAATCCCCTCTCCTTTCTCTTCATACGGAAACCGGAAATCCAACCGATTATCGGGAAACCGGAAAATGGCTTTGTAAGTCACCTCCTAAAAACGGACCCGCAGCCGTTCCCGAAAGGGAGAAAGACGGGATATGCGAAAATAGTTTAATGGTAGAACCTCAGCCTTCCAAGCTGATAGTGCGAGTTCGATTCTCGTTTTTCGCTCCAAAAAGGAGAATAATACATGCTAAATAGAGTGGAAATATTGGGCACTGCTTATGAAATTTCTGAACTTACCCCTCAAATGCCAAGCTTTGAAATAGCAGATGGGCTATGTGAAAGATTTTCAAAGCGAATTTATATTAAAAAGCAATTCAAAAAGGAACAGGAAGAAATTGAATCGCTTTATGACGAATATTACAAAAAAACTTTAAGGCATGAAATTATTCACGCATTTCTTTATGAAAGTGGATTAGCAGAAAATAGTGAATGGGGAATGGATGAAACACTTGTTGACTGGATTGCAATACAATTTCCTAAATTAACACAGGCTTTTAGGAAAGTAGATGCAATATAGGAAGGGTGGCTTATGGCTAGAAGAAGATCACAACCTTGCGAAGAAGCTGAAATGAAGCGTTATCGAGAAGAAGCCGCAAGGAAAAACGTTGAAAAATACCGTGAAATTCTTCGTCTAGACTATACTGGAATAAAGAGAAAACCCTATGGGCTATATAAAGCTAGTATATATTTTGATGCATTAGCGGAGAGCTACCGTACTCTTGGTGATATTGAAAATGTAAAATGGTGTGCCCATCAAATAATCGACATGGTACAAAAAAAAAGCCAAAATTTGCGTGAGATGGTGGACGAAAAAGAGCAGCGCATTACCATTCAGCATTATCAAAATGCTCATTTTCTCTTAGCTCCGTATGAATTTGAGATGTTCCTCAAATGTTTGGAGGTAGCAGTACCAGAAGACGGAAAATTCTATGCCTCGCGCAGCAATATTATCCGAAAGGATGTTCTTCTATTACAGGACTTGGAAGAAGGAAAGCTAAAGGGGCTTTCGATCAGTGCTCCTCCTAGAACCTACAAAACTGCACTTGGAATTCGATTTCTTACCTGGTGTGCCCTTCGACATCCCGAAGAAAGCTGTATGTTTGTAAGTCACACCAATAAAATGTGCAGGGACGTTTTTCGAAAAGTTCTTGATATGCTGAATTCCGCAGAAGTACAGAGGATTTTCCCTGGGATGACTATAAATCAATCTGCCGAAGATTTATGGATTGATATTTACCCCAAATCATCTGAAAATGGCTATCATTCTATTTATTTTGCAGGTATTGATAGTAATATGGCAGGTGTAATTAACTGCTCCTGGCTTCTTTATTGTGATGACCTATTGACTGAGCAAGACGCACGGAACCCTGATTTAGTGGAAGCATCGTGGGATAAATATGCTACCGGTATTCTCCAACGAGTGAGCAGCCGAAATTATAGGGAGCTAAATATTGCTACAAGATGGTCAACAAAAGATGTTGTTACCACTCTAGAAAACAAAAAGCAAAATGATCCAACATGGAAGTTTGTAAAGAGGCCAGCACAAGACCCTATAACACGAGAAAGTAATTTTTTGTTCCGAAAAAATCCATTAACAAAAGAACATTTTGAAGAAATTCGTCAATATATGAATAATATTGACTATGAATGCATCTACCAACAGAATCCAATGGACAAACAAGGGCTTTTGTTCCCAGAAAATGAACTTCAAACTTTTAAAGAATTACCAAATCAGCCTCCGGATGAAATATTTGGTGCCTGTGATGTAGCTTTTTCTGGTGCAGATCACTTGTCTTTACCGATAGTGTACCGATATGGAGATGAATTCTATATTGCAGATGTAGTGTTCGACAGTAGAGGTTATACACAGACTGAACCTGTTGTGGCCAACTTTATCATTCAACATCATCCCAATAGAATTCAGTTTGAAGCAAATAATGGCGGAGAGTTTTATGCAAATGACATAAAGAATATGATTAAAGGAAAAAGTGTTTGTAGAATTGATACAAAAAGAACTCCTTCAAGTATTGGAAAGGGAGCAAGAATAGAACAATTTGAACCTATCATAAAAAAATTTAAATTCTTGGATAAAAAACTTTATAAATTTGATAGTCCATATGGATTGTTTATAAAAGAGCTTTGTACTTACAATATGAATGGAAAAAATAAACATGATGATGCGCCGGACAGTCTCGCAATGGCGGCTTCTATGATAAGAACGAATAATAGTGGGAAAGTAGCTTTTTTCAACCGCCGAGATTTTGGACTTTAGGGGGAACGAATGGAGTATCTTATAATGAATGGTTTGAAAAATAAAGTGTTTACGGGCCGAACAAAGCTTGTTACCGACCTTTTACCGGAAGCGGAAACAGAAAAAAATTATGGGTCAGTGCCGCTTACGGAAGAAAACCTCATAAAAGATTTACTAAGAATTCTGCCATATCATGAGCGCAATAGCCAAGAATGCAGATATCTTTTAGATTATTATAGAGGAGATCAACCTATTCTTTATAGGCAAGACCCAAATCGAACTAATGATGTACATACCGTAGTCAATTTTGCACATGCTATCTCACGGAATATGTCGTCTTTTACTTATTCAGGTGGAATTCAATATGTAGCCTCTAATCCTCAATATTTTGAGGCGGTAAAAACAATAAACGATTTTATGAGGAGAGAGAATAAAGAAACGATATCAAAAGAAGTTCAAGATTATCAGTCTATTTGTGGAACAGCTTTTTTGGCAATTATTCCAGATAGTACAGAAAAGAATGATGTACCTTTTGAACTTCGTTTTCTTTCCCCTGAAAATACATTTGTAGTATATTCTTCTTTTAACACAAATGTTCCTGTTTATGGATGCACTCATTATAAAACATGCAGAGATGGAAAAACAAAATATGTTTTTCAGGTAGAAACTGCAAACGAAATTTTTGTATTTGAGGGAAATGGATTTTCAATCCGAAAATTGCAGCGAGTAAGAGATGTAGTTAAAAATCCAATGGGATATGTACCGATTATTGAATATCCTAACAATGCATTTCGACTTGGAGATTTTGAAGTCGCTCTTTCGTTGCTTGATAGTATTAACGCGTTATCTAGTGATTGCTTATATAACATCAATTCTGTAGTTACCTCATATTTGGTACTTTTGGGCGTGGATAAAGATGATATAAATTCAGAAGATGCTAGTAAAAGCAGAATAATGGTTCTTCCCAATCCTCGTGGTATAAATCAGGATGCAAAATTCATTTATACCCAGTTAGATGGAACTTCTACACAATTTTTGCGAAACTATTTAGAAAGCGCTCTTAAATTGGTTGTGGGAATGCCAGACCGGGATGCTGGTCAAACCGGTTCAGATACGGGTATTGCAGCAGAGTTACGAACTGGGCAAGGAGATCAAGAGACCGTTGCCAAGACCAAGGCGCTTTACTCTATTATGGCAGAAAGGAGGCTTTTGGACATTGCGATCAGTATCCTAGCTCCCGAATATATTCCGCAAAATATAAAATCTAGTGACATTAATATTGAAATTAGCCGCATAAATCGTGCGGATATCTTAACCAAAACCCAAGCAATGAATAATATGTATAACATGAAATTCCCAGAAGAAGATATCGTTTCATTTGCTAATATTACAAACGATGTTGTAGGTGTTGCTAACCGTTGGAAAGAAAATCAAGAAAAGGTCACTGCGGCAGAGAAAGGTCAGCTTGAAAGTCAGCAAAATGAGCTAAGAGACAAAGTATCTACCGAAGAAATTGTTGTGGAGGAGGGGCAGCGTGTCTCAGATTAAAAATCCTAATGTGAAAATACCCAAAGAGGCTATCAAAATTGCAGAAAGGATTTTAGAACGTGGTGATGATGTCCGCCTTCGATATTCGAAACAAGGTCTTGTGATTTTAAAAGAGATTTGTACAAAAGAATTTGTACAAAATCCCTAAAACTAAATAGCAGCACAGCAAGCGGGCTGTGCTAAAGGCTTAATGGGGCCGATGATCTGTTTAAAAGCAGGTTGTCGGCCCCTTTTTGATTATTAGCTGTGAGGCTTATAATGGCGCGGAGATGCGCCTTAACAAGCGCAAAGGCAGAGAAGCCGTAAAACGCAAAAATCGGAGAGAACCGTAAACGCAAAGGAGAATTTTTATGAACCTGAAAGAAATGCTTGGAGAAAACTACAAGGAAGGAATGACGCTAGAGGAAATCGAAAGCGCATTGGAAGGATTGAATTTAGTAGACCCTACTAAATTGCCGCTATCCGTAGAAAAATCTCTTTTTGATCGTACAGCGTCAGAGCTGGCGGAATATAAGCGTAAACAAAAAGAGAGTATGACAGAAGAACAAAAGGCATCTGCAAAAATTCAAGAGCAGATGGAACAGATGAAATCTTTGCAGATGGAAAATCACCGTCTCAAATTTATTGCAGGTGGCTATGATCAGGAAACGGCAGCCGCTATGGTTAACCAGTTATCTCAGGGCAATATGGATGAGTTCATCAAAATTCAGACATCTTGGCTAAAGAAAGCTCAGGAAAATATTCGAAGCGAAATCAAGAAAGACATGATGGGAAAAGTTCCCAAAATAAATACCGGTATAGAGGGATCGCAATCCTCAGAGGATCAAAGCGTCATCTATGCAACAAATTTAGCAAAAAAAAATGCAGAACAAATCAGTCAGTCAGAAAAGACAATGCAATCTTATTTAAAATGATCAAGGAGGAAACAGTACATGAAATTTTCAACAGCCGCATTTGGGGGAGGCCCTACCATTCTTGCGAATGACGATTGGGCAGGTGTGCCCCATAAATTTGAATCTAATGCAAAAGCAGGTGATATTGTAGAGGGAAAAGGAGTATGCCTCTATGATGTTATTGTAAATGAAAATCCAAATGGTACTGTGATTTATCGTGGTGTCATTGATGAAAAAAAGCTGACAGAAGATCAGAAACCAACTACAGCACAGGTAACAGCTTTCCCACAGATTAAATGGCTAAAAGATGATGGAACATTTGATGCTGGGAAATAGGAGGTATTAAAATGGATTTAAGAGAAATCTTTACACCAAAGGCAATTGCTGCAAATTGGACAGAAGTAAATTCTAACCGAATTCCTTATCTTGGGAGTGGACTGTTCCCCAACCGTAAAAAGGCGGGGCTAGATTTGTCTTGGATTAAAGGGCATAGAGGACTGCCTATCTCATTGGCTCCTAGCACCTTTGACGCTAAAGCTCGTTTTCGTGATCCTATCAAAGCTGAAAAGACAGAAACAGAAATGCCTTTTTTCCGAGAAGGTTATTTGATTAAGGAGAAGGATCGGCAGGAAATCTTAAGAGTGCAAGATTCTAATGACCCTTACGCTATTACTGTGGTTGACCAAATCTTTGATAGGGCAAGAGACCTTTTAGATGGTGCTCTGGTTGTGCCAGAACGTATGATTTGGCAATTGCTTGCCCCCACCAATGGTACCCCTGGAATTTCTATTGTAGCTAACGGTGTCGATTACACCTATAATTACGACCCTAACGGCGAATGGAAAAGCAATAACTATATTACAGTAACAAACAAGTGGAATGTTGCGGCAAGTGCTGATCCTCTGGGAGATTTGCAAGCAGCTATTTCTGCGGCCCAAGAAGCTAGAGGAACCGAACTAGCTTATGCTGTTATGAGCCGCAAAACTTTTAACTACATGATGAAAGCAGATAGTGTAAAAAGTGCAATCCTTGCCCAAAATCAGACTGCCAATATCATCATGACAGATTCCGTATTGAAAAATGTAGTTAGCTCCCTTCTTGGTATCAATATTGTAGTTTATGATAAGCAGTATAAAGATGAAAGTGGAACTGCCAAAAAATTTATGCCGGATGATACTGTGGTATTGATCCCTAGAGGGCCCTTGGGAAGCACTTGGCGCGGAACAACTCCCGAAGAAGCAGATTTGCTTAATAGTAATACAGCAGATGTGGCAATTGTAAACGATGGTATTGCAATTGCTCGAATTATTACACCGCACCCAGTAAATGCGGAAATTTATGCCTCTGAAATTGTTTTACCTTCCTTTGAACGCATGGATGAGGTTATGGTTTTGAAGGTGGTGTAATCATGCCATTCATAACATTACCAATTGCTACAATTTTTGAAGGTGAAGTTTACACAGCAGGACAGAAAATCAAAGTAGAACCCAAAGATATGGAATTGTTTCGAAACATGGGAGCAATAGAAGTGGATGGCAGGAGCGGAAAACCTAAAGGGAAAGAACAGAAGGGATTGTAGGTGGCATAATGGAAGAGCTTCGTGAACTAAAGGTATTGGTATCTAGAATCGACGACCTTAAAAGGTATGAAGAAGATGACGATATTTTAAACCTAGCCCTTTGCTATGCTATTTCAGAAATCAACAAACGGCGTGGATACACAGGGGAAGGATACGAAGCAAAATATCATATGAATGCTCTACAAGGCGCTGTAGATTGGTTGGGGAGGCTAGGAGGGAATGAATACACAAGCTTTTCTGAAAATGGAGTAAGTGCAACTTATAATGAAATCCCCAGCTGGCTTGCCAGTGTAATCCCTCCTGCTTACTTCCTATAGGGAGGAGCTTATGCTAAATCGTTACAAATTGCCTATCTGGTATTGTCGTCGCCTACAACCAACTGATGAGGGATATGTTAAAGACATAGAGCGATTTCGCGAACCGATACAGCGGTACTTAAATCTGAATCCCATCAGCGGCGAATTGATGCTTATGAGTGGGGGAGAACTAAATGTTCAGACCATCACGATACGCCTACCAAAAGGCCACCCAGACAAATATTTTGAAGGAGATAGAATGTTTGTATATCGAAAGCCGGAAGGGCAATTTAACCCGATAGAACCGGGCTGTGATTACAAAATCCTATCTGTTCTTCCCATGCACACATTTACCGAAATCTTGGCTCGGAAGCTGGTGTGAATAATGAAAATGAAAGCCCAACTATCAGAAAGCAGTTTAGAACAATTGATCCAGCAGATAGAACAATATAAAGAAAAAGTAGATTTGCTTCCCCAAAAACTGGTTCAATCTTTGACTGGAAAGGCAAAAAAATATATTGAACAAAATCTTGCTTCCATCACCGATACAGACGGTAATATTGATGTTTATACGGGAAAAGAAAATTTGGGTAAGGTAGGCAGGGCATTTCTAGGTGGCCCTCAGGCAAGATTTCTAGAATTTGGAACTGGTATAGCCGGAGGAGCTTCTTCACATCCTTTAGCTATAGATGTGGGGTGGCAATATAATAATCAAGACAGGGAAGGTTCTAAAATCTATCAAGCTGAGGATGGTAGGATTGGATGGGTATACTTTGATCGTTCAACTAGACAGTTTCGATTTAGTGAAGGTATTGCCGCTCAAATGACAGTTTATAGGGCCGCCCAACAAGTGCGCCGTGAAACAGTTAAAACAGCAAAGGAGTTGATGAAATGATTCTTATCGGGGATCAAATCATCTCCTATTTGAAAGAGAACCTAACTTTTCCAGTGGCGGATGTACGGGATTTTTATTCAATTTCCAAGGTATCACCACCGTTGGTTACCCTTAATGAGATGCCGGGGGAAGGGTACCTATTTCCTGATGGAAAGCCTAAAATTGTCACTAATACCTATCAAATGGAAGTGTATTGTAAATCTATGATCCTAGGTGGTCAAGCAGTACCAGCCATTACAGCTTGCAAAATGCTTATGGAAGAATCCTGCCAATTATTAGAAGATTATTTCGGATTAACCCAAGTAGGAGATGCATTATTCCAACCATATATACAAGATGACAGCATTTTACGAGGTATTGTTCGATTCCGTGGAAGAATCGACAAAAAAACAGAGATCATTTATAGATAAGCTTTGCTACAGTCGGGTAGCAAAAAGAGCCAAAAGGGGCTAGACCACATTTTAGTGGTCTAGCCCCTTTTTCATTTTAAGAAAGGAAGAAAAAATATGGCCCAAATTACTGCCGGAGTAGATTTTTCCTGGGGAACCGGTACCTCTTCTGATACCAAGCCTAATTCTTGGACACATATTCCTGATATCACAGAGATTCCAGAGGTAGGAGGAGAAGCAGAGACCTACGAATCTACTTCTTTGGATAACAAAGAATATAAGACTTATATATCCGGGCTTAAAGATCTTGGAGGATCACTTGGATTGACTGCAAATGACACGCCAGAATTCCGAACAGCTTGGAAAGCTTTTGTTACAGCCTCTAAAGGAGAAAATGGAGCATGGGCAGCTATCACTATTCCTGCTCCAATTAATGAGAGAATGGTATTCAAAGCGGAAGCAACACCTCTTGGATTTGGTGGGGCAAGTATCAATGGAATCCTAACAACAACCGCTTATGTAACACCTATTAGTGAACCCGAGTGGGTTACTGTTGAATAAAAGGAGGATTAAATATGAGTTTTACACCTGAAATTTATGAGTTTTCCATTGCAGGATATGATTACGTTGTCGAGTTTAATCGGGAAGCATTGAAGGAAGCAGACAGCATGGGAGCTATTACAGATGAAGGTATGGGGGCTTTTAAACGGACATGTGTAATTTTGTATGCAGGTTTAAAAAAACACCATCCTAACATTACTTACAATCGTGTTACAAAGATTGTCGATGCTGCTATTGATGAAGGTTATGGACTGGATGGCTTTTCGGACATTGTCGATGATTTTACACGGTGTTATAAGGCGGTTTTTACTCCATCGACGGACAATCTGACGCTAGTCAAGAAAAGGGGAGTAGAAAAGAAGAAATAAGTTTTTCGGATTGCCTAAATAACCAATGTGCATTTGCTCTGAGTGTAGGAATGCCCTACGACCTGTTTTGGAAAGGGAATTTAAACGCTTTTGATCATTATATGGAAAAAGCGCGTCTTGATATGCTGAATGATGATCGCAAGGCATGGCTCTATGGACTGTATGTTCAAAATGCTATTGCTTCGGTTTTAAACTTTCGTAAAAATCAGAAAGGGAATTCTTATCCTGAAAAACCATATTTAGTGAAAGCAGAAGAAGATAGGAAAAAGACCGAAGAAGACAAAAATATTCTGCTGTACAAAAAACTGAAAAGCTGGTCAGCAGGATTTCAAAAAAACAAAAACGGGCCGTCGCAATAGTTGCGACGGCTCTTTTGGAAAGGAGCAAGATATGGCAGATACCACAATAGATCGTCTCCAAATTGAGATTGAAGCGAATGCACAATCTGCGGGTTCGGGGATTGACAAATTGGCCGCTAGCCTCCAAAAACTTAAAGATATCACTTCTTCAAGCACGGGTCAACTTACTGGTATTCAGAAAAGCCTTCAAAATTTAAAAAATACAATATCTGGTATGGGCCAGGATGCTGAGGGCATTTCTCGCCTTGCCAACAGCATGATGAGGTTAAATAAGGTTAATCTAGACGGAATCAACGGAAAGTTGGGGACAATTTCTAAAGAACTAGGAAATTTGAGTATTACTTCTGAAATACCTGAATCAATGTCAATGCTGAATAAAGGAATGAGTAAACTAGTAAATTCTTTCAATAAGCTTGACAAAATTTCTTTAGAGGGAAATACGGAAAAAATCAAGAGGATGGCCGAAGCATTAAAACCGCTTACAGATGAAATGCTTAGGGCTGGCCCTGCGGCGGTAAGCTATGGATCAGCTATTAGAGATTTAAGCCAAGCATTGCGAACTGCTAATAATGCAGGTGTGTTAACCCAAAAATTGAGTGATAGCACAGAACGGTTAAATAGCTCTTTTGGGAAAGGATTCAAATTTGCTGGTTTTGCCGTATGGTTAAGGCTCCTTAAACAAGGCACGGCTATTATAGCCAGCTTCATTAAAAATACAAATTCCTACATCGAAGACATGAACTTGTTTTCAGTAGCATTAAAAGACGCATCAAAAGAGGCAGAAATATTTACCCAAAGGATGGAAGATTTATTAGGTATTGATGCAGGGGAAGCTAGACGAAATATGGGATTGTTTCAAAATCTTGTTACATCCTTTGGTGTTGCAAGAGATCAAGCCTATATTCTCTCAAAAAATTTGACACAGCTTGGATATGATATTAGTTCTTTCTATAATATTAGTTCAGAAGATGCTTTTCAAAAGCTACAATCTGGAATAGCCGGAGAAATAGAACCTTTGCGCCGTTTAGGTGTTGATCTTTCCCAAGCAAGGCTACAACAAGAGCTGTTCAATCTAGGAATTAATCAAAGCGTCAATAATCTTACTCAGGCGGATAAGTCTCTTCTCCGCTACATAGCTATCATTAAACAAACCGGTGATGCACAAACGGACTTCGCGCGGACATTGAATACACCAGCTAACCAATTGCGAATTTTACAGGCACAGCTTTCCCTGGCAGCGAGGGCGATTGGCTCTGTCTTTATTCCAGCACTGAATGCAATTCTTCCGCCTGTAATCGCTGTTGTAAAAATTTTCCGGGAACTAATTTCTACATTGGCAAGCTTAGTGGGATTTGAAATGCCTACGATTGAGTTTCCGCAACCCGGTTCTGATCTTGGTGGAATTTCTGGTGGCTTAGAAGATGTTGCAGGAGCAGCAAAAGATGCCAAGAAAGAGATAAATTATCTGATTGGCGGATTTGATGAGCTTAATGTACTTAATAAGCAGAATGAAGTATCAGGAAACGTACCTGGGGGAGGAGTTGGAAATAGTAATATTCTCGACCAAATCAAATTGCCCGAATATGATATGTTTGAAGGGCTTGCATTGAATAAAGTTGATGAGTGGGTACAAAAAATTAGACCATTGTTGATTGGTATTCTCGCAGTAGCTACAGCAATTGGAACTGCTATTTTGGGTTGGAAATTGGCAAATGGATTTATAGATGGTTTAAATTTGGTAATGGGTACATTTAGATTTATCACTGGAAAAACAGGAGGATTGCTTCAAATTCAGGCTGTTTCCGAAAAATTAGCTGAATCTTTTCAAAAATTAGGGCCAGATACGCTAGGATGGATTGGTACGATAGCCCTTGGGGTGACCCACTTTGTTACACTTTATGCTACTAGTGAAAATTTTAGAGTAGGATTATCAAGATTATGGGAAATAGCAAAAGGATGGGGGAAAGCGATTGCAGACACTATAGGATTATTAGTTTCTGGATTTTCTTCACTTATTCCACAATCTGTAAAAGATGCTTTTTCATCTGTTTCTAATTTTGTATCAGAGTTCTTAGGCTTATTTGATATAAAAATTACAGATGCTATTGTAGCTGTAGCTTCTTTCTTTTTGCCAGGCGGAAAATTTCTTCTGGCATTTGAGGGAATTACTCTTGCTTTAAGAGGACTAGGAGCAATATCAGATGAAACATGGGAAGGTATTAAACAGGGAGCCATTGATTGGTGGAATGGTGTAACTTCATTCTTCACTGAGCAAATACCTAATTGGTGGACAAATGATATTATGCCCTGGTTCACCTTTGAAAGGTGGAAAGAACTTTTTTATAATATTGGCCATGCCTTTGGCGATTCATTAAAATGGGTAGTTCAAACTTGGACAACAACAATACCAAATTGGTGGGAAACATCTGTAAAGCCTTGGTTTACCCTTCAAAAATGGATTGATCTTTTTTCTACAATTAGCTCAGGGATTGTATCCGCTATTTCAAATTTAGTAATCAATTGGAAAGACGGAATTTCCAGATGGTGGGAAAATGAAGTTAAACCTTGGTTTACTTTAGAAAAATGGAAAGAACTAGGAAAAAGTGCTATTGACGGTCTTATGGAAGGAGTTTCAGGAATTTGGGATGGAGCTAAGGAACTAGGAGGCGAATTTTTAAGGGGTATTCAAGATTCTCTTGACATAAATAGTCCATCAAAAGTAATGAGAGATGAAGTAGGCGTAAATGTGGTTTTGGGTATGTTAGAAGGAATTCAAGTTGCATTTTCAACATTAACTTCTTGGTTCAATATATCAATTCAAAACTGGATTTATAGTATAAATGAAACTTATTTTTCTAAAGTCGTTTGGCTAAACACATTCCAAAACATTAATGCTGCTGCGAAAGAAAAAACAAATGAAGCTTTAAATTGGTGGAAACTTGAAATAAATAAATGGTGGGAGGGATATGTTATTCCAATGTTCCAGAAATCCAAATGGATTGGAGTATTGGGCGGGGTAACAGAAGCTTTCAAGGAAATCAATCAGGAAATTCTTTCGGATTTTAGAAAAACTTCGGATGAATTGCTTGGATATTTGAAATCCGTCATAAATGATATGCAAGAATATGCAGATCGTCATCCCATCATTATAGAAGTAAAAACCGTTGGTCGGGAATTGTCAGGTTATTCGTTAGATGATTCTGATTTTTACACTACAAAATCTATCCGTGAATTTGCTGGTGGTGGCGTTGTAAAATCTCCGACAGTTGGCCTAATCGGGGAATATGCAGGAGCAAGAACTAATCCGGAAATTGTTGCCCCCCAGAGTATTATTCGTGACACGATGGAAGAGGCAAATGCAGACGTTATTGATGTGCTTTATCAAATACTCGCAGCTGCCCAAGAAATTGCTCAAAAAGATACAACCATTGAGCTTGATGGGGAGGAATTGGCAAAATCTGTAAATAAAAACAATCGTTCTAGGGGATATAATCTAGGAATTTTATAAAGTTAAAAGGAACCTCTTATCAAATAAGGGGTTCCTTTTTGATTGTGAATATGATAATATAAAAACAGGAGGGGATAATTTTGAAAAAACAATCAAAAAAGAAAGAAAAAGGGAAATTATCGACAAGAATTGGGAAAAATGTATGCCGAATTTTTTTTGGTTTTTTTCTAATGATTTCAATTCCGGCAACTATTATAGCTCCACCAGAGGGGATTCCACTTTTATTGATATCAATTGTTTCTTTGTTTGGATTTGAACTTTCTTTCAAAAAGGATGAAAGAAAGTATATAGAAGAAGTACATAAAAAAGAAAATAGCGAAATTCCATTAGAGGTGGTTGAAAAGCTTCATTTTTCTGGATTACCGATCCCAGAAAATATGAGGTGTCAAATTCAAGTCTTTGTAAATCGTATAGAAATTATAGCTGGGAAGCAAACATTTTCAATTCCTATGGAAAGAATTTGCGGTGCAGAAATTTCATTCAAACTTGATCAGACTTACAAAATTAAAACAAGCTTGGGGAAAGCTGCTATTGGCGGGATGGTTTTAGGCCCAGTTGGTGCTATTGTGATGGGCGGGCCACAGTCAAAAAAGGATTACAAATCACAGAATTATTTGATAATATCATATATTAATACTAATCAAGAAAATGCGTATCTTGTATTTGATGGAGAATTTACTCAAAAGATTTGCAAAGCAATTCAGAACAATGCTAAAGGTAATCCAGCTGTTGTGGAGATATAATTGGAAAAATGAGAATTAAAGAAATATATTGTAATTTGTGTTGTTGTATGGTATAATTAACCTATAATATTGGTGCAGAGCATGGAATGCACTAAAGGCTAAGGGGCCGATGACCTATAATTCTAGGTTGTCGGCCCTTATTGCATTTTGTGGGCGGGAGTAAAACCACACGATCAGCGAGGCGGGGCGCTGGTGGTTTATCGGTAAGAAAGGGGTGTTCTCTATGGCAATCAAAACGGGAAATCGAAAGGGTTTCAATTTTATTACCATCAATGGAAAGAAATTCCCTTCTCCGGCGCATGGATTAAATTTTGAAGTAGCTACTACCGTGGATAGCGCGCGTAATGCCAATGCAGAAGTAATTGCACAGCGAGTAGGGCGAGATAGTCAAAAAATCAATAATTTGAAATGGAATGTTCTTGATGCTGAAACTTGGGCCGAGATGCTACAGGAATTTGAAAAGTTTGAGCTTAAAGTTCGCTATCCTGATATGGTTCACAACCGCTGGACTACTCGAAAAATGTATCCTGGCAACCGAAGTGCGATTCCTTTTAGATTTGCTGATGATGGGTTGCCAACCATGTATCGCGAATGCCAATGTAATGTGATTGATATGGGAATTTTGGAGGATGAATAGTGTATCCGGTATCAGCTGCTTACAAAGAGCAGATTGAGAAGCAAATCCGAAACCACTCTTTTGTACGCATTCGTTATGGAATTTATAATTTACCAGCTGGGGAACAGGCAGAACTATTAGACAATGGTCATGAGCCCTTCAGCGGTTTATCCCTTAAAGACGATATTCTCCCAGATAATAGTTATATTACCTTTGAGAAAGACAGGATGAAGGTAGGAAGCCCCACACAGATCATTTTGCCTAAAGAGAATGATTATGTAGAACAGGGATTTGTTTCTACATCAGTGAGTGGAGCGGATGGCAAATTTGCAGAGCAACCCATTATTAGAGTTACCTTTTTGGAACCCCAAGATATTTATGGCCTTACTTTACAGTTTGATACCGTGGAAGGTACCTATCCACTAGAAATCTCTATAAATGGAACTTCCTATTATCCGGATAATTCTCAATTTGTTATATTTGATCGGTTATTTGGGGTAGAGGCTTTAGAAATTAAATTTATACAATCCTATAAGCCATTTTGGAGAGCAAGATTAGACCAAATTCTTTTTGGACAGACTGTACAGTTTACCAATAAAGAATTGATATCAGTAAAGCACACTAGCAGTATTGATTTTGTAAGTGGATCGCTCTCTAAAAAAACATTAACTTTCACTATTGATAATAGCAATCAGCTATATAATCCATTGAACCCTAAAGGGGTTACAGAATTTATTGATGAACGCCAGCCAATAAAGATAGAGTATGGATATGAATTAGATAATGGTATTGTTGAATGGATTGTAGGAGACAATTTAGTTTTAGATGGAACTCCTAAAACTAATAAAAACGAGGCAACATTTTCAGCAATTGACAATCTTTCCAATATGGAAGACACTTTTTACAAGGGAAAATTCAGACAAGAAGGAATAGACCTCTATACGCTAGCCGAAGAGGTGTTGATAGATGCAGAGGTAGAAGACTATGTTTTGGACGAAAGGCTTCGATCCATCAAAACGACGGGAGCACTTCCAATCGCATCCCATCGTGAATGCTTACAGATCATCGCTAATGCAGCGCAATGTACGCTGTATACCAATAGGGATGGAGCAATTGAGATTGAAACAGCCCTTGATCCAATAATTCGTGTATCAGATAATGGACACCTTTTTTACAGTGATACGGAAAGTGCTTTTAATGATATGCACTTGCCAGATCAAAAATATATTGAGCTTTTGCCAAATTCTCTTAAATTAGGACATGAAAAAGAAATTATATTACCAGAAAGCAATACAGCTTATATACGCCGTGGATTCATATCTGATGTATATAGTGATGAAAACGGAATTTTTTTGAAAAAACATCCAACATATACAATGACTTACTCTTTTCCGTATACCGTTTATGAAATACCAATAGTGTTTGACAATGTGGATAATGAGTTTGCCGTGAATTTTAATGTAAATTACTTTTTGAATGGCAATATGGTTTCGCAAAAACAAATACGCGATAATTCTCTTGTGAACTATTCAATAAAGCATGATGCAGGTAAAATTGATCAAGTGGATATTGAAATTCTTACTTGGTCTATTCCTTACCATAGGGCTGTAATCAACCAAGTTGGACATGGCCGAGTTAATAACATGCGGATTGATTTTAATTCTGCACTAGAACGTCCTTCTATTACTAAGCAAGCTCTCACTAAATCTGTAGAAGTTTATAGTTATAACTATACCCCAGAAGCAGAGGTAAATGAGATAGATCGACAAAAGCTAACCGTAAATGGAAGTATTACTTTAAAAATTCAACATGATGCAGCCTATAATATTGTATCTGAAATTACTGGTGGAACTATTCAAAATGAAGAACACTACTCACGGTATTCGGTTATCACCTTGGTAGGGGAAGGAGACGTGGAGTTAGCATTAAAAGGGAATCGAGTTCTTACAAGTCAAATTGGCGTTAGCAAAAAATTCAATGTCAAAGGAATTTCCCAACCAGCAGTACAAAACCCCCTAATTACTGATATCACAAATGCGGCAGCCGAAGCGGATTGGATTGCCGATTATTATAACAAACGGAACAAATTAAAAATCGAGTACCGTGGGAACCCAGAAATTGATCCTTATGACATTGTGTATGCTGAAAGTGAGTTTAAACCATTATTTCCAGTGCGAGTTCAGAATAATACAATTTCCTTTAATGGGTCGCTTTCTGGTTCAATGGAGGTGGTAGTAATATGAATCAATGGATAACTCCTAAAACAGATTGGGTAGATGGAGAATTTTTTAATCTCACACCAGATTATGAGAGAATTCGTGGAAATATCCTTTTTGCTCAGGAATATGCTAAAAGGCTATATGAATCATTTTCTCTCCAACAGATGAAGGATTTCACAATAGAAGACATTCCCTTTGCTGATTTTTTTAACAATATTGTTGAAAATGTTAGGGCGTTGGAAAATTATCTCTTTGTTCCGCCTGGTATAGAGCCGCTTAAAAACTACACTGAAAATCAACCAGCTTGGAACGCAGAGCAACTAAACAATATTGAACGTAACCTTCTACTACTTTATAATGCTATGCAAGATCAGTGGGAGCACTTGAAAGTATTGAGTTTTACTCTAGGAGGTGAAGATT